TTTGATTGCCATATAAAATCCTTTTAGAGTGGCCCAATCACATTCGTATTGGATGGCCTCTGAGTATTAATAAAATCTGGGCGATTCATGTTGCTAGATACCGGGCGATTGGGATTAAAGCGATAGCGATTAAAGGCTGATCCGGCTGGAGCGTTTTCAACGGGATAAGCGTAGATTCGATCCGAAGTGCTGCTATTGGCTTGAATACAATTTGCCCCGAGTAAACGACCTTGAACTACGACAATCCCAGTAGTGGATTTATTGAGCTGATTGCAATTAAAGCCCTGTAAGACATGAATTTGCTCGATGTTGGCAGTTGTGCTGGTATTAACTTGTTGAGCATTATTGCCACTTAAGACATATTCAATCGCAATCTCACCCGTACTCGATTGATTGGCTTGTACGCAATTTGCACCAGTCAGTTTATGGGTTTGCGTAATTGCAGCCGAGGTCGAACGATTGGACTGAGTAACAGAGTTGCCCGTCAAACTTCCCGCCTGATCTATTGCGCCTGAAGTGCTTCGATTAAGTTGGCGTACATTGTTGCCATGAATATCGTGGGCTTGGGCAATTGATCCGTTTGTCGATTGATTGGCTTGCCGGACATTGTTGCCAGTCAGCGTCAGTACCCGATTAATTGCGCCCGTAGTCGTGGTGTTGGGCTGATTAACATTATTCCCAGTCAGAGTGATCGTGCCGCCAATTGATGCGCTAGTCGATTTATTGGGTTGATTAACATTGTTGCCAGCCAAAATATGCGTTTGGCTAATTGCCCCTTGCTCGCACAAATTGCTTTGATAAACAGAGTTACCAACTAGGGTTTGAGTCTGAATAACTGCGCCGCTAGTTGATCGATTACTTTGCTGACAGTTCGCCCCGACTAATTTATGGGTCTGACTAATTGCTGCCGAGCTTGACCGATTACTTTGCTGAACATTGTTCCCGGTGAGCGTCAGGGTTTTATAAATCGCTCCCGTTGCAGAGCTATTGGGCTGGTTAACATTATTGCCATATATCTTATGGGTCTGGCTAATACTGGCTGAGGTTGAGTAATTGTGTTGCGTGACATTATTGCCAATCAAATCCTCAAATAATGAGACTTGACCATTACTCGAACGATTGGATTGGTGGCAGTTTGCACCCGAGAGAATATGGGTTTGACTAATCCCCGCCGAGGTTGATTTGTTAGCTTGCTGAACACTATTGCCAGTAAGGGTCAGAGTTCTATTAATAGCCCCGCTGGTACTCTGATTGGCTTGCTGACAACTATTCCCAGTCAGTTTATGGGTTTGACTAATTGCGCTCGAACTTGATCGGTTGCTTTGCTGAACATTATTGCCATAAATCTTATGGGTTTGCGTAATACTGGCATTGGTAGATTTATTGACTTGCTGAACATTGTTGCCAGTCAGCATTTGCTCTTTAGTTACTTGCCCTGTAGTTGTTCTATTGGCCTGATTACAATTATTCCCAGTTAAGGTTAAAACTCGAGTAATCGCACCAGTCGTGGTCGTATTTGGTTGGTTGCAATTATTCCCAGTAATCGTTTGAACCCGAGCGATCCGCCCTGTCGTGGTTGTGTTCGGCTGATTGACATTATTACCAGTTAGCGTGAGAGTTCGATTGATTGCTGCGCTTGTAGTGGAATTTGGTTGTTTACAGTTGTTCCCAGTCAGCGTTAAGACTCGGCTAATCGCTCCCGTTGTAGTGGTGTTGGGTTGATTGCAATTATTTCCGGTGAGCGTGAGTGTGCGATTAATTGCCCCGGTTGTGGTGGTATTGCGTTGATTGCAGCTTGCCCCAGTTAATTTATGCGTTTGAGAGATTGCACCCGATGTAGTGGTGTTGGGTTGATTGCAATTATTTCCGGTGAGCGTCAGAACTCGAGTAATCGCACCCGTTGTCGTGGTATTGGGTTGATTGCAATTATTTCCGGTGAGATTTTTTGCTACAGGCTTGTTCGCAAAAATCCATCCGGTGTTATCAAGGCCATCCGTACTATTTGCGCCCGCATACCATGCCGAAATCCCTGTTGCCGCATTGTCATTAATATTGAGATAATTACAATCCACATCGCCAGACGCTTTATAGAGCGTGGCTTTTAATGTTGAGCTGCTTGATTTAACTACGACTAAATTGCCCGCCGTACCCCGAAGGCTAAATGATTCAAAGGTAGTGGTTGTCGATGCTGGTAGCGTAATCGAGGCGGGCTGAACCGAATTGGTCAAATTATAAAAAGTATTTGCGCCCGTAACTGCAATATCACCCGCACCCGCCAGTTCTAAATTGGGATACGATAATCCTTGACCTTGAAAATTAGATGACCCAGTAGTGCTAAGTAATTTAATTTTTCCGGTGCTTTGCCCAGTAATACTTAAATTAGTTGCATTGCTGTTTGCCCAAGGAGTTCCATTTTCCGAAACGGCAATCGTGCCAGTATCAAATTTAATAGTACGGCTGGATGTTCCTGTAACAGAAAAGCGATTGACTTGGAAGGTGTAGCTACTAAGGCTAATATTGCCTTGGGTCAAATATAAATTATATCCATCTGTAATAGTGACATTGCTCGATAGCGTGACATCGTATCCCACCGATTTATTAATCGTAATGGGACATTTAAAACTAACACCATTGGAATTAATTGCACTATTTTTACTGCCAATGAAAGTAAAACCTGTTCCGTCCGCAGTCATGGTCACACTTGAACCAAGAGTAATATCGCCGTAATATTCTTTCGAGTTGCCAATTGTTAAGCTACCACTACCATTGGTGGCATCAATACTGTTGTAATAAGTAGTGGATGTGTAATATGCGCTATAAGCACCATTGAGTCGAATGCTCGGAGCATTATCTAACCCTGCACTACTACCACCATTAACTCTTATGGTATCTGCGGGATGACTACCTACCAAATCAACATACTCACCATCTACAAAAGTATGGCCAAGGTTATAAGTGCAATCAAAATGAATTGAAAAAGTAGCGGAATACTCAATTTGCATTGCGCCACCATGAATCCAAAGCCCACGCAGATTACTAGCGGTTGTAGCAATAGTGCCAGATGTGTAATTCCACACCTTTAAAGTAAATCCGTTTAAATCGAGTGTGCCGCCAATATTGGTCAATCCATATTGACTGTTATGCGTTAAGTTGCGAAGTAATTTAACTGTGCCGCTTGATGGTGTGCCTTGTTTGCGTACCCGCATAGTAATGGGAGTATTTAACGCATTGACAATATCTAAATCGCAATCAGAATGGATATAAATTCCATCTCCAGTTGCAGTCCATGTGATTGCAGCGGGAGTTTTAATTGCACCCGCTTGGCCTCCAACAAAAATTGCTGAATTTCGTGAAAAAGTTAAAGCAGTCGTGCGAGTGCTGGCATCAAAGGTAGAAAACTCTATCCGAATATTGCTACTTGTCGAGCTGATCGTACTTGATAGCGTATTTTCATCAACGATAACTGTATCTTGTGGCAAAGGATAATTTGCCTCTGCCCCCGCCCCACCACTAGTGGCACTAAAGACATTGCTGCCATCCCAAACAGTCGTGCCAGCCGCACCTCTAAAGTAGGTCGTTTTAGGGGTGGTAAAGGTAATTCCTGAATTAAACCCAATATTACCAATTGAAGTTCCCGAAAACGGAGCTGCTGATCCTGTGGCGGCAATACCCAAAAAGTTAACATAACTAAGGCTAACGGCATTTGCACTAATTGTCGTGGGCGATGTGTAAAGGAAAAAATTAGGTATAAAGACTGAACAATTTTTATGACTACTGCCAGTAACTGTGAATGTGCCAGCAATGGTCAGATTGACAAAACCACTTACTGAGGTTGAGCTTCCTAGGATGAAATATTTACGCCCGTTTGTGGCGTTAGTTATGGACAAATTATTACAATTTAAATTACCGCCGTCTTGGTTAATAATAAAATCGTTTTTGCTTGTGCTGGGGAATTCAATATTATTTAAAGTGTAATTAGGTAAGGTAATGTTGCCAGTAACACCAGCAGTAGTTGTAAAGCGCACAGTTGAAGTGCCAGCATTAATTGTGCTACCCGCTACATAATTTAAACCTTGCCAACCAGAGATAATAATTAAAGAAGAACCCAGATTGGTAGTGGATGTACCAGCTGAGGTAGTCCAATGATCCACGCTAAGGGTGTAATTGGCGGTATTTAAAATACCATTGATTAAAGTGAATACCGAATTGGAGTTACCCGTAAAGTCACTTGCAAAGTTATAGGTCGTTGTGCTTGTGCCATCAAAGCGTAAATTAAGACCAACTGTGATGTTGTTAAATAAAATGCTTTGAGATGCGCCAGCGCCCCCAACCAATTTACAAGTACCACTTAGACCACTTGCTGAAATGTTGGTGCTAACTGGAATCCAGCGAATATCTTTATATACCGATAAGGTTGGGCTGCCATCAAAAGTTATGGTGACATCGTGATTTTCGACAGTCCAATTACGACAAGCAATCGTTCCTGACAAGGTGACAGTAAAGCCCGTTCCCGTATCAGATGAGCCATTAAAAAAAACATTCGTTGCTGAATTGGGAACGGATGCTCCGCCTCCACCGCCCGATGATGCTGACCAATGCGTTGTCGAGCTGGCATCCCAAGTTCCAGCACCGCCTACCCAGTAACGAGCTTCAAAGGCTTCAATAGCGCCCGTTGTGCTTGTATTGGGCTGATTTACGCTATTGCCAGTTAAAGTAACATAAACTGGATCAGCAAAATTCCAATTAATATTATTACCGCCATTAGTGGAATGTGAGCCAGCATAAAACACCGCACCACCAGTAGCGGTGCTGTAACTTAGATTTAAATAATCAAGATCAACAACACCTGATGTAACAGTACAAGTCCATTGATTCGTGCCATTATTTGTACCTAATCTAACTAAATTGCCAGATGTCCCGCTGATTGTGAGCGCCTCAAATGTTGCGCCGTTATCAAATAAAAATCCTACGCCATTGATTGCAGAGGTGCGAGTTAAATCGTGAAAAGTATGTGTGCCTGATACCCAAATATTGCTAAAGTCAGCGGCACAATCCAATATCCAAAAACGATAAGAGCCTGACCAACCAAAAGTGCTTGAAATTTGATGCCAAGTGGAATTGCCACAATCTAAAGTGAAATTATTGCCGCTTACATTCACATTTCCCGAATATATATTACTGTTGCGTAAATATAAAGTTCTAACATCATTTCCAGTTGAACCAAATCCGCCAATTCTGACATCGTAATTAGCAAAATCAAGAGTGCCTTTTATTAAATTTAAAGATGTACCAACATCAAGATGGTTAATTAAGGTAAATGTTGCGTCACCATTAACACTTAATCGCAAATTCGCAAGATTAGACCCACCATGCAAATCAATAGTCGCTGAACCCGATGCTTTGACAAGATTAATATTTACAAAATTGTATTGCAGACTAAAGTTGGTAGTTGGACAAGCAAGATTCCCGTAAATATTAATTTCTTTGTCGGGATATAGCGTCATCGCACCATCTAGTGTGCAAATTTTTAAATCCCGACAGTTTCCTGCCGTTGTTAAAACTGAGACAGTAAAAGCCGAAGTTCCGGTATTAGAGTTGCTATCAAAAAAGACATCATTGGTCGATGTTGGTACGGATGCGCCCGATGCGCCCCCCGAAATATCTGACCAATGCGAGGTATCCGTTCCGTCCCAAGTTCCTGTACCACCCACCCAATAGCGATTACCTGTCAGTCCAATGCCACCCATTGTGGTTTTATTAGATTGATTGCAGTTATTGCCTGTTAAAGTTACTGGGCCAGACCATGCGCCAGTAGTGGTTGTATTGGGTTGATTACAGTTATTGCCCGTTAAATTATTAGTGGTTAATTTCTCACGAATCCGAACGAATACGGCTGGGCCTCGAATATTGGTATTAGTCGTGCCAAAAGTTGCCGTCATTACTGGGTTAGCTGACCCCGTTCCGCTACTAACTAATGATCGACACGAAAATCCGCCAATATCATTACCCGTTCCAGATTGTGGCTCATTAATTTCAGTTACTGTGCCAAAGGTGACGCTCGTTTGCGAGAAAGCCTCAGCGGAGAAATTTGTGCCGCCGCCAATATCAGTTGGTATGCACATTGCGCCAATGATGTAATCATTAGCCGTGACCCCCGGGTTTGAGCCAAAAGTAATATTGACATTACCCGCAGCCGTTTGACTACCCGTTGCCGCTGCAATGCTATCCCATGAGTACAAAGAAGTATTGGTTAAGCGGGCCATAAAAGCCCAGCTTATATTGCTGCCAGATAAAGTAATACTTAAATTGCCACTTAATCCACCCGCCGGAACTGTGCGCTCATAGACAAAAAGATTAGTATTGCCTGTATCAGCACCGAGCGTTGAGCCATAACCTCCTGCCCCAGTAAGGCTTGTTACTAAATTCCAAGATCCGGGCGTAGATACCGATCCGCCGTTGGCAACTGTGGGTTTCATTCCCAAAATAAGAATGAGCTTCTCCCCTACTGCATTCGATGCGGGATACGCTACCGAAATTGAAGTTGCGTTTTGCGGGGACGAGTAAGCTACTGCCCCCGGGGTTTGGAAAGTGATGGACACTTACTAAAGCCTTAGTAAAGCCGATTAAGCAGTTGGCTGCTTGGCGGTATAGACTAATTGCGGAAAGTTCACGACATTTCCTGTCGTAATTGTCTGACCAGATGTCTCTTCAGTTACCCATAAAACTTTAGTATTGGATACATCAAGAAATACTAGGTGAGATGCTGCGCCTGTATTGTTTGCTGAAGAATCGCTCTTACCCGCAGCAGTAGTGAGGGTGCGATCATTGGTTGCAGTTGCTAAGGTGAAATCGGTTGAAGACATTGTGGCTTCAGCCAAAATATTTGAGCCGCCAGTAACAGTTGCGTAAGAATCACCAAAGGTATATGAAACTACGACTGCCATTTTAGTGCAGTTGGTTTTAATAAAGTTTGGGCCTTGATCTAAAACATCAGCGTGAGCAAATTTTGCCATGATAAAACTCCTTAATTAAGGTTTAAATTGAAATAAAGATCGGCATCCTCGCCGATCATCTTGCGTAAAACTTCACCTGATTGATCAGGTTTAAATTGCGGCTGGCGTTGGTGGCCCATTCCGATACCACCACGACCCGGCAATCCCTTCATGCCAATGACATTGCCGCCTGTAAACAAACGGCGAGGCATTGGTGTTCGCCATAAGGCGAGATCGATAAACTTGTGATTAACTTGACTAATCTGTTTGAGAACGGCAATTGCCTTTCCCTTAATAGCCGTAGAGCAAAGGCTTGAATGTGAGCCATTTTTTAATTGCTGCCATTGCTTGAGTTGGATGTTGTAATAAAAAGCAAAACGCTCACCAACTAAATCGGCCTCGTTGAGCTTTTCATCTACGATAGATAGCCAATGAGGGGAGTACCAATCATCATCTTCAATAAAGACAATCCGATCCTGATCATTGACTTGCTCTAATGCGGCAATCAAGTTGCGAGATTGGGTGTTCTGCCCTTCTTGCCAAAATGGTTCGGGCCGAACGACTTCTAATGTCCAGCCATCACGCTTAAATGCTATGGGCTGGGCGATCTCGCCATCATCAACAATGATCCAGCGCACCGCTCCTTGATAGGTTTGGCGATGCATAAAGAATTCACATAAAGCCCATGCCTTCGGGCGATTGCCAGTTAAGGTAATCAATGTCAGCATTACTCATCCTTAAATTTGAGAATGGCCTCTTCAAGAGTCATTCGAGGAAAACAATCCAGAGCCGTTTCTCGAGAGAGGTTGAATACCTCAACGCCTTCTTGGGCTAAATCAGCGGCCAGTTGTGGGAAAGCATTGTTCCAATGCTTATAGTTCTGTACTTTTGATAAATTGCGACCATGCTGGCCAAACCAATGGGCTTTGCCATGCGCTCCGGGCTTGCAATCAAGGCCAATGGTGAGGATGCGTTTTGCACCCCATAACCACGCTAAATTGATCGCTTGATAACCACCATTGCCGCCTTGGTGAATAATTCCTTCTTTCCCAAGGCCGGGCCTATCAACGCTGCCTACTCGATTAATTCCAAATCTGAGCGAAGTTTTATGGTCTTGCGTCCAGCACTCGCCTTGGTAGCTTTGTTTGACTTTTTCGTAGTGGACTCGCCACCATGCTCCATCACAGGCCCAGAGAACATCGGCGCTGGGTAATCGTTGGAAACTGTCATTGACTGCGATGGACTTCCACAAGGCGCACCTTGCAATAAGATCGCAGTCTTCTTGGGTGAGGCTTGGGCCACTTGCGATGATGCAGACAGTTCGCCCCCACCATCGTCCGGTGGCTCGGTCAATGCTGGTTGGTTGCGGCAAACTGTCATTAGGGGGTTTAGCTTGGCAATTCCCAAGCTAATGAATTCTTCGGCTAATACTTTGGAGACTCGCAGTCTTTGCTTGCGAGTGACACTACCGATTTTGTTATTGACAAAATTCGAGGTAGCAACAATATCGACCATTTCCATAAATGGGTTTCCCAATAAAAAACCCGCCCCTATCGCTAGAGGCGGGATTTAGTTAAAAACGACTACTTAGAATGAACCAGAGATAAATGCGCTTGGACGGAATACAGTCAAAGCGATACGCTCTTCAGCGAGCAAGGTAGCCATATTCTTTTTGAAGTTGTCACCATCTTCATAAGAAATTGCTACTGCGGCATCCATGCGATCCCAGAGCTGCGCTCCCATAGCAAAATTAGCCACAAGGAAAGTGCCTTGGGCAATGCTATTGGTTGCCACTACACGCTTGCCCCACAGGGTTGGGCCAGCCAACATTACAGGGTTTGCCATGATGTAGGAGTCATCCGTATTTTTAGTCAACTCGATCTCTTCCCAATCTTCTGGATTGAGAACAATCGCATCGGCGGTAAATTCGGATAAAGCTGCCTGAGTAATGGCTCGGCGAAGAACATCAATATTTGTGTCCCCAGTTTGTTGGCGATTAAAAGCCGTATAGTTGCCGCTATCTAGGAGACCTGAGATATTGCCAGTTAAGCCATCGCCATTGAGCAATTGATCTTCTTCGATCAATTTCATGCCGTACATTAAACGACCATTGACATAGGATTGCAGCTGAGGCGCATCATCTAACACTTGGCGAGATACTGGAATCCAATGGGCCAAAGTGACTACTGGAGCATTCTCTAGAGTGAAAGTAATGTTGGACTCAGGCTTAGTCACATTCTCAACGGCTGGAGATACATACTGTGGGCCAGCGTTATTGGTAAATGTGTTTTCACGAGTGTATTGAATCAAATTCGAGCTTGTACGGCCAATAGGCAATAGATCACGAATAGTCAAAATACGCTGCGGGTTAGCCACAATGCCCGGAACACGCATATCAGCAACTAAAGGCTGGTTTTGGCCTGTAGCGTTGATGATGGCTTTGACTTCAACACGAGCATATTTCGCACGACCAGTTTGCATCGCTTGAAACATTTCGGATTTTGTCAGCATCTCGCCAGCAGATTCCTCTTGTTTTTCATGCGCTACTTCTTGATCGGTGATTTTGCGCTCTAACAGTACGCATTTATCGGTTAATTCGGCTGCCTTGATCGAGAGTTTCTCAATCGTGGCCTGAGTTTCAGTTTCAGTCTTGCGAGATTCGCTGATTTCGCCATTGGCTTTTTCTAAAGCAGACTTCAATTCTTTAGTGGTGTCCAATAACTTACCTTGCACTTCGGCAAGGGATTTAATTTCCATAATTTGATCGCTCATGATAGTTTCCTTATAAATTGAGTGAATGAGAGAGATTGGCGGCAATGAGTTGTCGCACTTCTAATGGCAATTGCAAATCTTCTAACGCAATCTCATCATCTCGATGAGCAAAAATGCGCTTGGCATGGCTTGCCGTAGCCTTTGCCAACGATTTTGAAAACCCTCCGGCATCACGCAAGAAATTTTCAAAATCCCGAATATCGTTAATCATTTCCAAAGCACTTTTTACGCTCGAGAGATCGACTCTGGCCTCTGAATCTGCTGGGAATGTCACCACAGAGACCTCAACTAAATCCGCAATATTTTTAATGACTCGGATTTTTTGATCTTCCTGCTCTGTCATCTCAACATCATCAGGACTTAAGCGAAATCCAATGGAAAGGCCATCAATCGTGCCATGCTCTAGCGAGGCTTTAACGGCCTGACTTTGAGGATTTCCAAGGGTTAGCTCCCCTTCAGCCTTGAGTCCATGCTCATCTTTAGAAAGCGAAGTCCATTTCCCAATCGGTAAATCCCAAGATTTGTGATTGATGAACATTTTGGGCATCGGCATTGAGCCATCGGAGATCGATTTAATTACCGAGTCATAAGCACTTGGCAAAATCGTATCGCCGTAAGAATCGACCCCATTAAAGGTAGAGGCGTATCCCGAAAATTTGCAGAAAGGATCTTCAGAATTTCGGGGCTTTAATTTAATATCGCAATTACTGAGCGATAGGCTCTTGTGAAGTAGCATTATTTGCTCCTGTATTGGTAATTTCGCCCATGCGGGCTAATGGAACTAAATTGGATTGAGCAGTTAGTTCATCCGCTCCATCTTGGCGAGGTAAGTTTTCTAATTGCCTCCACTCATTACGAGTCATCAGGCCGTTTTGTACGGCTTTCGATCCCGCATCAAGTCGCTCAGTTAATGAGCCTCTTAAAATGGCCTCGAGTGAGAATTCCACCGCATATAGTTCACGCTGGCGGCTGGTCAGCACCCTTCTTTCAATGGATTGCTCCAATGATTCAAGCAAAGGGCGCAGCCGAAACTTATAAAAGCCCTCAATGAGTTGGCTAATGCCCGTTCCCCAAGTCGTAGTTTTGGCCGTATCGTTAATCAGAACTGAAGAAATACCAAACCAGCGGGCAATATCCTCAACTGAGAATCTGCGGGTATCGAGCAGCTGCATATCTGCCGGACTCATCGCTAGTGGCTCAAATTTTGCGCCCGCCTCGAGAACGAGCAGATCATCTTGGCCGCCCTCGACCAAGCCTTGATAGTTTTGGCGAATCTTGTCTCGTTGCTCGGCAGTTAATAACTTATCGATCATGAATACGCCGGGCCGTTTGCCCGAATTTGCAAATAATTGCTGCGTTTGATTTTGAGCCTCAATTGCTACCCCAACCGAGTTCCGCATATAGTCCAGACGGCTCATTCCTACGATGCCGTTGCCCTTATCACGCCAATGAAAGATGGAGTCTTCGCTATATACGGCCACTTTGCCGTCATAGTTGTATTTGTAAATGATCGACTGATCAGGCAGCACCTCTACTTCGACCTGATCTGCTGATAAGGGCCACATTTCGATCACTTCATTATTTGTTCCCCTGACTAATCTGGCATAAGCATTGCCACGCAAAAGAAAACTCATCAGCATGAATTGCCAAAACTCCATTGGGGTATGGCGGCGATTAGGGTTATCGTGCAATAAAGTCCAAAGCCGAGTATCTCGAGCCAAAGTCTTGTTGCCTTGATCATCTCCGGCCCGTTCATAAACAAAGAGTGGCAGCGAGGCGATGTTATCGGTCAATAACTCGATGCAAGCCCAGACTGCGGCTACTTGTAATGCCCCATCTGTCCCATAAGTCGTGTTTTGTTTATAGACAATGGAGAGTGGCTCAGGATATTGGATGCCGTTTTGCTGCCCAGTCGCTCCAATTCCCCCAAACCAACTGCGAAGAGTTTGATAAAAAGTCATAGTGTTTACCATTTCATATTGATTGGCGCACCCAAAAAGCCATCTAAATCGCCCTGCTCTTCACTATCGAAGACGGCACGACTCATAGCCATAATGAGAGCAACTACCCCGTCAATCTTGTTTTCGGGGCGTTCTTTGCGTGGATAAATATTGTCTTTGGCATCTAAATGCGCCACCACATTGCTCATCATCCATTCGAGAACGGGATCGCCATCGTGATGCAATCGCTTTTGAAGTACAAGGGCCTCAATTTGTTTCATCGGTTCAGAGAAATTTAAAACTGTGGGCCGCACCTCCAACATGGGCGCACCATTAGCAATAAGCCGGGTTGAGAGCATCGTGGCTTGAAAGGGATCGTAAGGAATCTCTTTAACCTGATATTTCAGACTATCTTGCAAAATATCGTCTTCAATAACGGCAAAATCAATGACGGCATCGCCTGTGACAGTCAATCGCCCTTCGTTTTCCCAGCCTTGATACTGCGAGTTTTCACCAAGATCAACTGTGTATCTCGGTAAAAAATACTCGCCAAAGCAATAAAAATGATCAACGCCTTCAATGCTGCGTTTAAAGACTGTCATCTTGGCCGCAATATCGGTTTTGCTTGCAAGGTCTAAGCCTATCCATGCTGGCTCACCTAGAAACGCATTCTTATCGAGGCTGCGATCAGCGCAAGCCTCCCAAGCCCGCATATCCATCCATGAGACATCGGCATTGACCCATTCATTAAGATGCTTAGTCTTAAAGTTATTGGCTGCGCTGGGCATGGACATCGCCTTGGCCTGTAAAGGCAGCAATATATCGGGCATCACCGAGATTCCCCAATTGGGGTTGGCTTTAATCAAAGCCTCTTCGGTAGTCCAATCATCATCAGCATCAAGGCCATAGATGATTCCAAATTGAGACTCATCCAAAGCGCCATCAAGTAAGACCTTTTTTACAAAAGATCTGACTTCATAGCAAATTCCCGCACGATTTGATCCGGCGGTGGTAATTACCCAGAGCAGCGACTGCGCTCGCTTACCAATCGAAGTTTCGACCACATCGTAAACGGCCCGAGTCTTATGGGCGTGTAGCTCATCGATACAAGCAAAATGGGTATTAAGCCCATCTAAAGTTGAGCCTTCTGCTGAAAGGGCTTCAAATTTAGACATGGTTCTTTTGATGTTGATGTTGTGTGCATTCACATCAGCCCCAAAATGCGTCTTAATCATGGGGGTTTTGCGTACCATGTTTTGAGCATCACCAAACACAATCTTGGCTTGATCTCTAGTGGTGGCAAATGAATAAACCTCGGCTCCACCCTCGTCATCAGCACAAAGCATATAAAGGCCAAGACCAGAACTAATGGCCGACTTCCCATTACCCCTTGGGACTTCAATGTAGCCTCTGCGAAATCTTCGTGTGCCGTCAGTTTTTACCCACCCAAACAAAGTGGTAAGAATAAAAATCTGCCAAGGTTCAAGATGGATTTTTTTACCAGTTAATGGCCCTTTAATATGTGGCAATTGCTCTATGAAATGACAAACTCTTGCAGCCTTTTCCTTGTCAAAAATGAAAGACCCTGATTTGCCTCTCCATTTTTTTAAATCTTGAATCTGTCTTTTGCATGAGTTAATGACAAACTGTGAGGCTGGAATCTTCTTACCAACTATTCTTTTCGCATAATCAAGAGCGATTACGCAATAATCCCGACTCATTCAACGGCAAACATGGCGAAAGGATTTTCCTCGCTAGATTCGTTTTCAATATGAATTCGAGAGCGGGATGCGGGCGTAAAACCCATTTCAGATGAGCATTTCAACATGATCTGAGCCTGTTTATTGACATTGGCCATGTAGGGATTTAGCACTGGAAAGCCGCTGGCAGTTTTAACAATTTGCCCTTGATAACGAACTTTAGACTTTGCATCTTGATATGAAATATATGCCGTCACCCATATTTCTAAAGTTGAAAAATCGAGATGTTTTAACAGACCTTTTGGGGCTTTTGAGATCACATAGTCCCAAATCTCTTTCTCTGCGTCAGATAGCGTCTTTGGAGCATCCTGTAAATCGCCTGTGGGTTTTGGCTCTTTTTTATTTTCTCGACTAGGGCGCAATGTGCCTTGTACGAGTTTTAACTGTGTGGGTTTTGGTTTTCTACCGACCATTTTCAACCTCTTCAAATGTTCTGCCATCCGAAATAAGGGTGGCCTTTTGCCCTGTAAACGATTGCCATCTACGGATAATCACATCACAATACTTCGGATCTAACTCAATGACCCTAGCCACTCTTCCTGATTTTTCACAGGCGATGAGAGTTGATCCGCCGCCGCCAAAAGGCTCAAACACAATGTCTTGAGTTTTGCTTGAATTGCGAATGCCCCGCTCCACTAGTTCAACGGGTTTCATGGTCGGATGCAGATCGTTTTTATGCGGTTTGTTGTAATTCCAGACATCACTTTGGCTTCTATCGCCACACCAAAAATGATCCGTTCCTTCCCGCCAGCCATATAAGATTGGCTCGTACTGTCGCTGATAATCAGATCGGCCCAATGTGAATGTGTTTTTTGACCAAATTATGAAAGTTGACCATTTGCCACCAGCCTCTATCCATGCTCTTTGCAGGTTATGAAGTTCGGAGGAACTCATGCAGATATAGCAAGCGCCCTTAGTTACAGAGAGGATATTGCTACAGGCATCTAATAAAAACTGATAAAAATTTTCACCCAAAGCATCATTCATAATGCGGCGATCATTTCCCCGCATTTTGTCTTTTGCGCTATTGCCGTAGTCCACATTGTAGGGAGGGTCGGTAAAGCACATATCGGCCTTGACCTCACCCATCAACTTTTCAACATCAGTCAGGATAGTTGAATCCCCGCACAATAATTTATGAGGTCCTAGTTGCCAGAGGTCACCCGGTACATTTATGTTGATTTCTTGCAACTCTGGAACTTCATCAGGATCAGTTAACCCATCGATTCCGTTTTGCAATAAATCGGCAATCTCTTGATCGCCAAAACCTATGAGGTTTAAATCAAAGTCGAACTCTTTGAGATCGCTTAACTCAAGGGCCAATAACTCCACATCCCAACCAGCGTTCATTGCCAACTTGTTATCGGCAAGAATGTAGGCTCTTTTTTGAGAGTCCGACCATCCATCGGCAATTAATACTGGGATTTGCTGAATGTCTAGTTTTCTTGCCGCCATTACTCTGCCATGACCAGCAATAATTCCCCCGTCTGGATCAACCAATACCGGAGTGGTCCATCCCCACTCTTTGATAGAGGCGGCCAGTTGAGCGATTTGCTCATCAGAATGCGTTCTTGCGTTACGAGCGTACGGAACTAGTTTATTTATGTCCCATTGCTCATATTTTTTTTGAACTTCGATCAATTTTGCTCCTTTGAGGGATAACCCCCCCTACTTCATTTTGGCTTTGTAAAAATTTGTCCAACCAAGCGCGGTTTTTTGGGAGGGCCTTTTTAACTTTTTGACCGCCCCCGTCCCACCTAGTTTGCTATCGAATAAACGATGATGAATACCAAAATCAATGCCCAAATCCAATTGATGGTTGAGTATTGCTTGTTGAGTAACTCTTTGATGCGATCCAATAGACTCATGACGATCTCCTTACTGCTTTGGTTCGATAGGCTTAATCATGACTAATCCTTTACGCTCAAACACATCACGAACAGTTGGGTTGATCTCGGCTAAGAGTTCTAATGCAGCACTACGAATGGTGATTGCTTGGATAGGATCATTGGTACTGGCTGCCGCTTGCATCGTGCGCTCGTATGTTCTAAGTAATACACATGAGGAGTCAATAACTGGCGCACCCGCACCAAATGAGAATCCAACTAAACCTAATGCACCTTGTGCAGTACCGCCGCAGTAGTCCCCCGAAAAAGAGCCGCTAAAACCACCCATAATTGCTGTGCCTGTGCTGCGTACAGTGGTCGTGTATGACCCGCCATAATTTAATCCTGACGGGTTGTTATAGGTGATGCTTTGGGCGTTGCCGTTATTGTTGGCCGATGCTCTGGATGATGTCTCAGAGGATGAGTTGGATGTCGTTGTTTGTGCCATTGCCACGAATGGCACTAAGCACAACATAGCAATGGTCTTTTTCATAATTAGTCTCTACCGCCGCCGTTGCCGTTGCCATTGCCGTTATTACCATTACCATTGCCGCCGCCGTTGCCGGGGATAGATGGTATGGCCGCAATGCCATAAGCACCAGAGATAGAGCCGCCAGCCGCTAATGAGCCGCCTGATCCGCTACCAGTCTTTGTGCCAGTTGTTTTTGCATTGGCTGATTGGGTTGCAGATGTCTTAACATTTGCGCTATTGCCAGTTGTTTTACCAGATACAGATGCAGAGCCATTTGTCTTGGCATTGGCTGACTGAGTTGAACTACCCTTGCTACCATTAGTTGCTAACGATGCCGCTACGCCACCTGATGCAGAACTAGCAGAGCCAGTTACGCCGGATGATTGAGACTGAGATTGACCAGCGACTGCAATGCCACAAGATAGCAACAAAGTTGCCAAGAGAACTGATTTCATTGTTTTTCCTTTTAGGAGGGTTTGAACTGCGTTATTAGCGGGAATCGCTAATCTTGTTTCCAAAGCCGCCATCTTCTTTGGCAGTCTTTCGGGAATGGCATGATTGACAAAGGGATTGAAAGTTATCTTCATCCCACATCAAAGCGTCATCCCCTCGGTGGGGGATGATGTGATCGACACAAGTTGCTGGCGTTAAGCGCCCTTTCTTTTCACAACTCACGCAAAGTGGATTGGCTTGTAGATACAGGGTGCGAACCTTATGCCAACTAAACGAATAGCCTCTTTCTTTTGCACTTTTTCGTGATTGATCAGAAATAATCCGGCGTTTGCGATCTTGTTCTTTATCAAAGAATTGATGCCGACTGCAATAGCCCGGCTCGCTCAATACCGCCTTGCATCCCGGATATCGACAGGGAGTCTTGGGTCTTGGTGGCATAGCGAACCAGCTTGAGGAATAAAAAACCCGGCATTTAGCCGGGAAAGCCTAGGAGATTAGGCTGCTGCGAAAAGACAATAAAAAAAACCCGAGACGATGGCTCGGGTTTGTGATGGGCGCAGTTGTGAAACTACTTAATTAACTCGTATTTTCCGCATGATTTGCGGAATGTCAATACCCCTAAATAAAAAGTGGCATGAGTTAGTTAAATCCAAACTAATTTAATGGGCCAGATTGTATACACCTTACAAAAACGAATTTAGCGGCACGATTGAGTAGATTAAAAAAACAATTCCTGACTCGCTAAGTCGCGTTAAGTCGCGTTAAGTCGCGATAAGCTAATACGCTATTGACATTCCTATAAATCTGCGATTTTTACTTGTAAGGTTGTACTTAATGCATCCTTAAACCACAATCTCCAATAAATAACAAAATTGGAGAAAATATATTTATCCCAATAAAAATGAGGCTTGCAGCCCCATAAGTTATTAATTTCTTGACATTAGCCCGGTTAACATCGGGCGAAAAATTATTGCGATGATTCAATCATTCCACATTGAATAAGGTATTCATCGATCTTGCGCCATGCCGATTTTTCAAGCAAAGTTAGCTCCTTAACTGCTCTTGAATACTGGACTGCAACTGTGTCACGATGCACGAAGCAACGCTCGGCAATCTTATTCTGTTGTTCTTCCGATCCGAAATATTTTCGAATCAAAGCATCTCGTAGTTGAAAGGTGAGGTTTTTCATGTTCGCCATGTCTCGTAAGTGATTGTTTATGAGAAAAATTGCCTCTTTCCAGTCTTTGTTTTCATAGCTTTTGGAGCAACAACGAGAGCCACAATCACAGGGTCGGCGCTTGGGTGCGGATCGAGCAATGATGATCGCCTCCCGAATAAAACCGAGTTTTTTCATCTCAGCCAATACCATCCCAGCTTGAGCAGCAGCATCATAGCCACCAATCCCGTGACCAATTGCCGATGGGTAGGCCATTCGATTAATCATGGGCCTTTGAAAAGTCCCGTATTGTTGATTTAATGCGAAAACAACCGCATTGTGAGTGCTTTTAAATAAGCCTTCTTCAGTCATTGCGTTCCCGATTCATGCGATTGAAATTAAGGATGAACTTGCCCAACTCCTTGGCATAGGCTTGGGGAATCATGCCCTTTTGCTGAGATAACCAATCGCATATTTCCCGCAACACACGCAAATCGTTCATTGCAACTCCTCCCATTTAGTTTTATAAATAGAAATAATTTCTTTCAGTTCGGTGATTGACAATTTCCGAGTGTCTTGATTTGCCTCAAGCCATTCCACATTACCCATGCCTATGCGCTCAATTAGGCCCTTGCGATACTCGGAGTGATTGCCAGAGAGATCTCGATTACATCGCTTGCATTGAGCGTGGACATTGTAGGAATCAAACTCTAAATGCTTGGCTGATCCCACAGACCTAAAGTGGCCAGCATCTACGCTACCCCCGAATTTATTGGGTTGCAGGGTTGTTCCGCAACTAATACATGGCTGATCTTTATCCCTCATGCGGATATAGCGATGGAAATAGCGTTTAGCCGTTCTGATCCAATAAGATCTTGGCTTAAGCTCCATTTTTCTTTGAAATATTGCTTTTGCCTCGGCTTTTCTAGCTTTCTGCTCAATCCTTAGAATGACTTTTCTTGCATAGGCTTTAGCGCATTCGACCTTGCCGCACACCTTTTGGCTCATTGACCATTTGATATAGACGGCTTTGCAGATGGCGCATTTAGTCATTGGAAGATTCAAAGGGAATTAATGCCGCTCGTGGAATAACGAATCCTTCTCCATGCCCTAAATCATTTAAATATTTAGAGTCGAGAGCAGATTTTTCATCTATGAATCCAACTAAATAGACCTTATCCCCGTCAATAATGGCCAGTACATATCTATCAACTTCTCCTACTTTTTTATTTTTATGAATTAATAAACGACCATTTGGGTTTCTAGTCGATTTAATATCAACTTTTGTTCCATTCTTAGTTATTGCATCAACGCCGCCCTGACGAGGATTGATTGTGTAATCTGGGTAGATATTCCATGCTTTGCAAAAAGCCATCTCAGCAAGCATTCCATCGACATCAATTTCTAAAGGATCTTGCTTACCCATTTTTTTATCACCCACATTGAGGCTGCGAGCAACGCAATTACGCAAATTACCAATGAGATTTGCAATTGCAATCTCCTGACGATTCATATGAACTGTTTTCAATTAGCCCTCATACTCATATGCTGGCCAAGAAATCCCATTCTCAATCCCCCAAGCCATGAGCCACTCAATAAATTCAGCAGCATCGGGCTTATTGAACTTACGGGACTGCAAGCCAACTTGTACAACTCCATTGAGATCTAAGTTGGCAATAACCTTGCCATGCGATCTCCCGGTATCCCGAGCAAATTTATCCAAGAGCAAGCGTTTCCAATCATCGGACTCCCATTGGCTGCCTAGATGCTTGGCTTGTTCTGCCACCTCATTAATCATGGCGTGGTATTTGCGTTGTTGGGCTAAGTTTTGCATTTGGCGATGCTCTCTAATTTCGAACAATGTAGGGTTGTGTATGGTTTTCCACAAACCCTCTACATTTAGAGTGACTTATATGGATCAATTGGAATGTATGCATAACCCTACACACCTGATTTGATCCGCAGCACTTCAGCCTCAATCCGCTCAATACTTGGGGAATGCATCCGGCCACGAAAGATATCGTATGCGTTATAAATTCTTTGAGCGTCTGGCATGGCTAACACGAACCGAGCGCAGCAATGAACGCATGAAAAGTAATAGCAGCCAAAATAGGGCATTTCTTTGGCTTGCTGACAGTATTTACAGGCGAGATCATCTTCAATGGGTAATGGATCGAGTAAATTCACGAATCTTTCTTAATGCCTCCGCTTTATTTAATTCATCTCGAGCGATTTCAGCCTGAGTTGCTTGTTTGGTAATAATGGAATGGGGTTTATCGGGAATGCGCCCCGCTTGCCGACATAGATCCAAAACAGCTAAGGCTGATGGCACAAAGGTTTTATCCATATGCGTTAGCGCAAAGTCCAAAGCGGGCCGATAACTGGCATATGGCCCGAGCATTTCGCCCCAAGTCTGGCGAATGAGCATGGGATCGATGTTCTCCCAATGGCGGGTAAATGATGCGCCGTAAATTGCACTCATTTTTCCAAATAAATAATCTAATCCGATCTCTGTCATGCAAAAATCAGCTTGTGAGTATGTTGGCATTGCCACCCCCGAGTAATCCACGAGTTAAGCCAGATAGCACTTCTTGCTTTTTTTCTCCGGCAGTTTTGTTCTTGTTAATCCATGCGGCCTCAAAACCTCTCCATCCGTTCTTACAGCAGAGTTCGAGTACCTCTTGAAGGGTTAGCCCCGCTTTTTTTGATTCACGCTCTAAACCTCGTATAGCGGTTTCTGTGACGGGTGCTTTTGATCCACGCAGTTTTAAAAAATCTTGAAAGACTTCTTCACTAACGCCGATAGGCGTAATAGGTTTTTTATTGTTTATGGTTTCTTGTTTATTGTTTATTGTTGGCTTGGGCTTGGCTTTATTTGGCAAAGCGGTGGGTTTATTTGGGTTTACATTGGCTTGATCATTTTTCTTATTTCCTCTGCCGCCCTTACGGCCATTGGCTCTTTGCTTCTCAAGAAAGGCTTGAAAATCTGCAATCACTTGATCGCAATAATCATGTTTCCAGCACTCTTCATCGAAAATAAAGAACTCATCAAGCACAAATTCGAGGTCGTTAATATCCAAGCGTAAGCGGTGGGATAGTTTTGCCAAAGCGGTGGGTTTATTTGGCTTTGCAGATATTGGAGTTTCGTTGCCGTAGTAAAAATCGAGCAGCCGCCGAAAGGCTAAATCCTCACCATTGGATAAGTGATTCGTAGCCGAGTTATAGCTCTTGATATTGAACTGGTAATAGTGCATTGCTTAACGCAATCTGCGAATGTAGTTATCTACTGTCTCGTGTAATAAGTTCTGAAGTTCTTGAAAGTCGTAAATATGGCGTTGCTTAATCCGATCAAAATGGGGATCGGATGGGATTAGCCCTCCCGGCTGCAAACTGGCAGCGGTTTCGGCCACAGCCTCACTATCCGGGCATTTACCAAAACCATTGAGATCAATTCCCAGCCAATCTTTGAGCATTACCAATCGCTCAAACTCTGGAATGGTTTTGCCTTGTAACCACAGACGAACGCCTTCGGAGGTCATGTTGTAGGCGTGGTTTGTGTGATTATTAAATTCCTTGGCAATGAAGGCTGCCGCCGGAATGGATTTGTATTTCTTGATCAATGCGTATTGCAAAATTTCTGCAAACGATTCGTTTAGTTTTGAACGCTCTACTGGGGTGGCTTTTTTAGTCATCACCAATTCCATTTTCTGTTTTTCATAAATTAAGAAAATGGTAAAGTCCGAATTTCAAAATCTTGCCAATTTAAAATTGGTTTGTGAAAATTTAATTGCAATTTAAAATTGGCATGAAATAAAGCGTTAAAAACGCCATCAAACTACTTAAGTTATTGATTTTTTTAAGAACCCGACAAAAAATTGATATTTATCAAAATTTGGTTTTCAGCAATAGATAGAATTCATTAATTTGTGCCTTTAAAGGGGGTTTTTATAACTTTTCTAAGGGTTATAACTAACTAAATGAATAATAAAAATCATGCTAAGACCAATTCAATCCCCGGGTTTACACCAGCCAGTTACGACTCGAAATGATCTACTCAAAAAGTTTTCTGACTCGTTTGAGAAAGCAATCGAGTCCCGTTTTCCCGGCCAAACCATCTCGGCAGCATATCTGGCCAATCAATTTAATTTGCGTTGCGCCTTTCCTGATCAAGTCTCTCGTGAGACTGTGCGCCAATGGATGCGAGGCTTACGCTTTCCAGAGTTGATGCATCAGCTTGTTTTGTTTCGCTGGCTTGGAGTAGATTTCAATCAGATCTTTGATTGCGCCGAATCAATGGCGCAAAGGCAACTCTCACCTACTTTTTTATGCGATAACTGCGTGTTATATAAAAAGAATATTGAGCTTAATACTATCTTTGCTCAACTTCGATCCGTACTGCTGGATAAGTTTGGAAAGAAGTAAACCAATTTCAAATTGGAATTAAATTTTCACAAACCAATTTTCAGTTGGTAAGTTTTCGTTTTTCTCTCATTACGATCAATACATCGAATAGCAGCGCATTGATCATGGAGAGAAACGATGATGGTAACAAGACGAGGTATATGCACCGATAGCTCTTGGCAAGTCTTTTCTCTCCACCCTTTAGGGCAAGCGGAGAGAGCATGAGCGAATCACATTGGAGCAATCAACCTCACTTTGGGATGGGGCGCACCTATTCCTCCGCTAGCGAAGCCTTCAAAGATGCGAACTACGCAACTGGCCTGTGGCGTTGCGAATCTGATGCCCAGCGCACTTGGCGATTAATCAAAGACCTATTCGGCTGCCTATGCATTTTGGGTATTGGTGTCTTTCTGATCTATCTGATCGCCTCTCCGATTTTTACCAACTTCATCACCCTTCTCACCAAAAACTAAAAGAAAATAATGAACTCCTCTCAATCGATTAAAGATCTGGCCTCCGCCCTTGCCAAGGCGCAAGGAGAATTCCAAAATCCCAATAAAAATGCGTTTAATCCGCACTATAAAAATTGGTATGCGGATTTAGCTGAGATCTTAGCCACCATTCGCCCGGTACTCGCCAAATATGGCCTATCGGTTTTGCAATGCCCTTCAATAGAGGCTGATCGCACCGAGGTCGAAACTATCCTCATGCATGAATCAGGCGAATACATTTCTTGGAAGATCTCGTGTAAGACCAGCAAAGACGGCCTTGCCCAAGGACTGGGTAGCGATGTGACCTACTTAAGACGCTATTCTCTGGCCGGGCTTGGTGTGGCTCAAGAGGATTTGGATGGAGAACCTTCTCCCGCCGACATCGAAAAAGACATCTTGCAAAAGCTCCGAGATGCCTCCCTCCTTGGCAAAAAAACCTTTGATGAAACTTGGCAGCAAATTCCTAAATCAACAGTTAAAGACAAAGTGTGGAACGCTAATAAGGAGGCTTTGATTGCTGCTTGCTATCAGGTCGATAACGAAACGATGAAAAAACGAGAAGAGGAAAAGATGGCACTTGAGAAAGAGGCAATTGATATTGAAATTGAATTAGCTAAGGAGGCGCAATGAGCTTAATTATTTGCGCTGCCGAGCAAGGCACTCCCGAATGGTTAGCTGATCGCTTAGGAAAAGCAACGGGATCAAAGGCCGATTGCATTCTGGCGAAGGGCCGCACTAAGGGAACTGAATCAAAAACCCGCAGCTCGTACATCTATCAATTGGCTTTAGAGCGCATTACAGGCAAATCAGGCGATTACACCAAGGTCAATGAACACATGGCCAGAGGTACTGCTCTTGAACCCGAAGCCCGGGCCTTATATGAAATGCAAACAGGCAATTTAGTCGAGCAAATTGGCTTTGCCTACCATGAGGGCGAGAAATTTGGCTGCTCGATTGATGGCTTTATTCATGATCGCCAAGGAATCATCGAGATTAAAGCTCCCATCCATACGATCCATTGGCGTTATATCGAACGCAATGAGCC